TCAAGGATAAGCTTCTGCTTGAGATACTCCTCATCAGACATATCGGTAGTCTTCTTCTTGAGTTCCAGCGCGTCCTCATCAATTTTGATCTGAGCCTGAGCCTGAGCGCGGCGATTATCTGCAAGATTGACCTCGCCTCCGCCGAGTTTTGCCACCTCCTTTAGAAATTTTAGCTGCAGCCCAAGAGCATCAGCCTGCTCACCGGATGCGTTTGCGCTGGCAATTTGCTTGTCCGTCATGCCGCCTAACAGCGCATCTACTTGATCCATCGTCAGCTTAAGCTTCAACGCCATATCCAGCATCGCTTTTAATCCGGCTGGATCTAATTCTGGTTTCTTAGCCATGTATTAAGGGTCTCCTTGGGGGGTGCCGGCTTATTTAAATGGCCAGTCGATGCCAGTACTGCGCTCAAACTTCTGCACTGCTCCGCGTAGCGCGTACTTGCTACGGTAAGTACGGGGATCATCGAGTCCGTATTTTACATAGTCTTTGTAATATCTTTTTTCACCCGCAAGGGTACGGGCAAAGTCTTTAACCTGTCCCTTGTTACCACGAACGACTAGGGGCACCTTGGCGCCGCCGAACATACGCTGCATGATCATCTTAATTCCTCCGCCGAACATTGTTAAAAAACTCTCGTTCATTTCGCCATTCTCGGCAACAGTCAAATCAATAACGATTGGAACTAGGTCACTGTTTTGGTCTTCCATATATAATCCTCCGGTAGATATACTACAATCTTTAACTAAATAGTTTCGTAGAAAAGAAAAAAGACCGGAATTAGATTCCGATCTTTTAAAAAACAAACCGCCTATCGGCTAGGCTTGCTTACACTTGGCATGCTGGGTCTGGATGGAGCGGATCTGGTAGAGCCACCCTTGGACTTATTCATCTGATCTGCTTCTTGTTTAAACTGCTTCTGCAGCCTCTCCATGAACCATGTACGTAGTTTAACTGGGAGGTTATACGCTTCTATGAAGCTCCAGCCTCCATGGTATTTGAGTAGAAAAAACTGCTCATATACCTGTCCCATGTATTCAGGACTTAGGCCAAAAAAAGTCCGCTGTAAACGGCACCTCCATGTCCTGCTCATATCCGCATGACTCACACGCAAAGTGTTGCTTAAGATCGTAGTTTGGCATTAATGCTTGGTATGCTGTGCGCAAGAAGCGCGAATCAGCCGCTGGCATTGCATTCACAAAGCTGTGAATGTGCGCCATGGCTTCGCTGCCGTTCACTGATACAATATAGGTTAGATACTGATCAGTCATATTGGTATCGTGACCAATGATACCAGACTTCTTCTTGTTGTTTTTCATTCCCTCGGCTAGTCTTGTTTCATCGTGACCGTTCATCAGACGAACTTTAACCGTTACTTCCGACTTTGGCAAGAGAATGTCAAAAGTGTCATCCTCGTTCTTAGTCACACGGTTTTCATACTCTTCCGTGTTGTAGTGCTCGGTGTCAAAGCCGACGATTGTACCGCCACTGAGAGTAAAATCATACTCCTGAGTAGTGGCACACGCTGGGCACTGGGTCTTTGTACGATAGTCTTCACCATAGCCCGATATGCGGGCGGCGACGAGAATAGCATTCTTGTCTCCAACCAAAAGGTCTTCGACCTTAACATTTCGTTCGACAATAATGTTTTGTAGAAACCGGTTAATGGCTATCCCCTTCTTTAGAAGAGACTTGGATGTAAGAATATCTTCATCCTTTGCCGTCATGTACTTGATCTCTAGAGTATCCTTTCCGTGCAGCGGGTGACCACTAGCATAGTAAGAGCCGCCGGTGGGCAGCTCTACAAATTCGGTTGGGACTACAAAGTTCATTTGTCCGGATGATTGTTGGGATGGCTGAGATACAGCCGATTGAACTGCAGCGGCGGCGTCGGTGTTCGTACCTTGCTTAGCCCCTGTTCGTTCGTCGTTGTTGCGACCTGACATTATTCCTCCAATGTGGTTTTATTATAATATACTTGTCAGTTATTTTAAAATTATTTATTAAGTTTGTTACTTCTATGGTCCGGTAGTCATCGCTGCCCAGTCGTACCGAAGTTTCACGGTTATCTCACTAAGGTCATCGGACTCGTAATCGAGGTCGCCATGGCTAACCTCTTTGATCCATGCGTTTGTAAGCGTCCACTCTTCAACGGTGACGTTATTGCCATCCATTTGTGTAATCTTGATCTCGCCCATGGCTCCGACACTTTTCGCCTTCGTCATGGTCTGTGCTGTTGCTTCGGTCTCACCGGTCGGGAATTGATACCCAGACTCAAGCAGGATCGCAGCCATGATCTCTGCGGCGTTAAGGTCGACCGGATCTACTAGTGTAAACTCAATCTCGTTGTACTCAACTCGACCAGGATAATAAAATGAGTGATTAATAAAGCTGTGCTTTACTTCGCTGACCGTGATGGTTGGCTTTGTCACCTTCTTGATAATGTATGCGGGGATAGCAAGACCACTTGACCCGCCAGCCAGACTTAAGAGCCACCTAAATTTTCTTTTCGGTTCGGCGTTGGCGCTATTCCAAAATTCTGCCATGTTTAAAATCCTCCAATGATTTCTTCTTGATACTATTTTATAGTACCGTTATTCTAATAGTAAATAGTAGAACGAACAGGAAAAGTCCTGCCGTCCTATCGTTTTATCTTCTAATCTTCAAACGCGGCGCCTGAGTCTGTAATCACAAAGTCAATAGCAATGAATTCTACTGCCTTGGCTGGCTTCAAATAGATCTTGGCATACATGATGTTCCGATCAATAAGCTCTGCAGTGGTCGTAGTCTCGTCCAAGATGACCTTGAAGTCCATAAGACCCAAACGACCCTTGACGCTAGCTAGGAAGGGGTTCACCTGTCCAGTGAATCGATTCCAAGTTTGCTTAACATTCTGATCAAAGAGCAGAGTAGCTGCCATTCTAGAGATTTCTCTCTTGACGTAAATCATCAGACGACGTACGTTAATTCTGTCCAATGCTGAGGGTGTTACCTGAAGGGTCTTCTGACCAAAGATAACAATGCCTTCTGCGGGGAACTGAGCAACCGGGTTAATGTTTGCCTCGTAAAGATCGTCGCGCTCAGCAGAGGTTAGCCTCTCGCTTACTGCAATGACGGGGAGACCGCCTCGACCTTCTGACAAGCCGCCGCGGGTAAAGCCGGCGGGAGCAAACCAAAGTTCCTGAGTCTTCTGACCGTAGGACATTGCCCCAAGAGCTAGAATAGAGGGCGGAACCCAAACACGCTGGGCGGTTTGTGGGTCAGAAATCTGTACCCATGGGTAGTATGCCGCACCGTAGCTAGAGTTAAGTCCTCTGTTTCGCATTCCATTAATAGTAGTAGTAATGTTTGCGCCGCGGCTTTCTGCAGCAAGGGTGCTCTCTGTCTTAGGAGTGTATGCGTTCGGAAGGTCGATGATTGCCAAGCAATCGCCGCGAGCCTCTGCAGTGTTAATCATATGATTTGTAAGACCCTCATGAGTCAGACCAGGCATAGAGATAAGATCCATGTCCACGACCTCTGGGTCTGCTACCATATCGATAGCTTTCTTGATTGAGTAGTACGCGTAGTTAGTCGTATCCGCTGGAGTAGTGGTGAGAACCACATTACTAAAGGGCTCTGACTGCTTGATATCCACCCCTTCGAATCCGCCATAGAGAGGGACACAGAAGCGGTTTGCATTAGCATCAAGCGGACCCTTGTATGAAGCACTTGCGGCGCTTAGAGAGGTTCCTGCGGTGCGGGAGCCGGCTGCGTAAGTTGTATCAGAAGCCTGACCAGAGTTTGTTGACTTAATATCATCCAGTGTGAAGTAGAAAGATACCTCTGTGTCCGCAGAAGAGTCAGCATCGTAAGAACTCAATCCGTAGGGCAAAGCTGCTACAACATCGCCGTAGCTTTCTTCATGTAAGATTGAAGAATCTTCGCGAGTTGTATCAAGACCCCAGTATGCGTTTCTCGCATCAGATAGTCCGCCCTGTGAGGCAGATGCTCTCAAGTATAATCTTGGGAAAGTGTATGAACCGGTGAATCCGATCTCTCTGTCAGCGGTACCATCTGAGGATCCGCCTTCGGTTCCATCTGCTGCACCCGAGATATGAACCAGAATTTCTCCAGCCGCCATCGAGTTCAACTCGGTGGAGCCTGAAAGAGTTGCAGTATCGCGACCGAATACGTTATTGTATTCGCCGGTAAGTGCAGCGAGGTTAGCGACCATAGAGACGCCTCCATCGGTACCCACTGTGCCCGGGACAGAACCCGAAGACACTGAGAAACCTATGACCCGTGGTGGACCATAGAATCCGAAAGGAAGTAGAAGCTGATCAACCGTACCGTTCTCGATATCGCTGTTGAGTTCGACTCGAACAAACTTAGACATGTTCGCATGCTCGCCATATTGCCTATGGCGCTTCTCTGTGTCACTCCAGACAAGGCGCTGATCACCAATGACTCGTCCAACAAAGTTGGTAGAATATGGGTTCAAGTTACAGCCGGAAAAGCGCTCGACGATCGCGATGGACGCGTCGATGTCGTCAGCCTTACGGAGAACAATATCAAAGGTACCATACTTATCATAATCATTCGAAGAAACCTTAATGTTCTGAATAGCAATCTTAAGATTCTTTTGTTCCCATTCACCGGGTGAAAGAGTGACAAAGCGGAATAACTTTTGCATGTTGGCAGAAGAGTAAGCCGCGGAATCCGTGGTCAAATCCTGACCGAAAACCCAACCCGACTTCGCTTCCTTCGCGCCCATGGTCATAACACCGGGGGTGTTAGATCCAAGCTTAAGAGGAGCGACAAATGCGTAGTACTCTCCGGAGGCGCCATCAGAAATATCGGCTGAGCCGGCAGTCCCATCGTAAGCTGTAGCCCCTTGCCCGCACTGTTCGACCAAGTGACGATCGTAAGATTCGCCCAAGAAGTACTTTTTAGTATCGGAAGTGATGGTGCTGTTTAGTAGCATTGGATTCGTGTTGAACACGTTCCTAACATAGTTTGCGGAGGTCCGATCAAAGTTAAACTTAGATTGCTGGAGAACCGTTGAACCGGTCATAACCAAGGCTGTGAACCCACAGTAGTTTGCGTCGGACTTCACCATTACGTTTGAACCAGAAACAGTAACGTTGTCCAGAGTACTACCAGCAGCATAACCCTTAAGGGCAAGCTCACCAGTTGAAAGATACCAGACAGCAGCAAGGGCGCCCTTCTGAGCCGTAGCTCCAGAGCCGGAGTTCGCAACGAACAAGCCGTATGCGCCACCGTCAGTACCGATAGTACCATTTGACCAACCAGCGGAGCCGGCAGTTGTAGCATCTTCGTGCTGTTGCCCGACCAAGCGAATGAAGGTCAGTGCGTTTGTGTTGCGGAGCCATGCCTGTGCAGCATATGCCGCGTAGGTGGGACCGACGTGGTTTCCATCCCGCCAAACGTCAGCGCCTTGGCGACCGCCGATTGGTGAACCAAACACTTCGATAAAATCTGAAAATGAATTGATTTTGGTAGGTCGCATTGCTGGACCTCTCTCAGAGCGTCCAATAATTACTGGACCGATAGGATCTGCGAGTCGTGGTAGTTGAGAATTATCAATCTCATTAATATACACACCCGGTGAAACGAATTTAAACTTAGTTACTGACATTATGCTTGATCTCCTGCATTAATACTTAATCCCTTTCGAAAAGGGTATAGGCGTTTTTCATACAGCCTTCTTTCGTGCTATATTTCAGTAATAAATAGTCATTGGAAACCCCAACGGACACGAAAGAGTAGAAATCTTATCCTCTAACAAAAAAGAGGGGGGTCCGACAAGTCGGACCCCCCAGGGGGCGCATAGGAAAAATCCTATACTAACAGTTTACTGTTTATTTCAAGTAGCGAACCTGTGCGACATCATCAGCATCAAGAGCAAGCTCCGCATGGAAGACAAGAGACGTACCACTAAGGGTGTAATCACCCGCAGTCAAGTCGGCGCCCTTTTGTAGCAACTGACCGTTCAGGAAAACCTGCTCGGAGTTAGCAACCGGGGCGGTCGTCAGAACGAAGGTCTGTGTGGCACTGGTATAACCAGCAGCACTAGAACCAACGTAAGTTTCGCGAGCGAAATCAATCGCCATCACACCGCTTGCAGCGATGAGACCAGCACCCGCTAATTCAGTAGCAACATCGTCATGGACCATGCCAGTTTGAATAGCGTTAGCAGCGATCGTAAGAACACCTGCAGCCAATGTAGCGTCACCGCTCATTGAAACATATGTGATGTCAGTACCATCAGACTGAAGGAACTGATGAGCAGAACCAGCAGCAAGAGTTGCAGGATCTCCACCGTTGTCACCAATGATGACAGAACCGCGAGCGATTCCAGCCATCTTAGCTATGGTGACAGCGTTATCAGCAATTGTAATTACACCAGCCGCTAAAGTAGCATCGCCACTCATTGCGACATATGCCGTATCAGTACCATCAGATTGAAGGAACTGATGAGCAGCGCCATTCGCAAGAGTTGCAGGATTTCCACCAGAGTCACCAATGAGGATAGAACCGCGAGCGATTCCAGCCATCTTAGCTAGGGTGACTTGGTTGTCTCCGAGGTGAATCTCGTCAATAGAGCCATCGACATACTGATCAGAATCAACTGAGTTTGCACTCATGTGAATAAGATCAATAGAACCATCCACATATTGATCAGAATCAACAGAGTTTGCAGCCATCTTAGCTAGAGTAACACCAAGGTTCTTGATCTGAAGAGCGTCAGCAGCTACCTCGATTGTACTTTCATCCGCGGTCACATGAAGTGCCGAGAGTGAAAGCGAGCCGCCGTCGAAACGGAGAGCATCACCAGCGACTGAGCCAGAAATACCAAGCTTATCACCAACAATACCGATTGCTCCAGATACCTGTACAGCAAGGTCGAAAGTGCCGGCACCATCATCATAGACAGCAATGAGACCATCACCACCACTGATAACAGCGGCAAGACGATCATCGACACGTTCGTCGGTGAAGTAAAGGTTTGTCGAGCCTTCACTAAGATCGTCACTATCGGCTGCAGTCATCTTCGTATCCCAACGATCATCGGTGTAGTAAAGGTTGACACCTTCACTAAGATCGCCAGTGTCGGATGCAGCTAGTTTAGCGTCGAAACGAAGATCCACAGAGGCTGACATTCCAGCAGCTCCGATGCCGAAGACACCAGTAGCATTGTTGTAAGTCAACATGTTTTCACCAGCTTCGATACTGCTCATCACCCGAACAGAGGCGGACA